TTCACTTCTTTTAAACGAGCTCTCATAGTATTCACTGCTCCAGAGGTTTTCTTGTTTTTGAAGTAGATGATTGTGTCTTTAATATCTTCCCCTAAAGTCTCGTCTTCAAAGATAACTTGATTTCCGATTCTTCTAAGTACTGACTGCTCAACCATTTCTTCAATTTCTGCACGTAGTTCTAGATCTGCATCTAAAGCATAACGTAAGAATTTTTCTGGACCAGCTTCTTTAAGCTCGTACAAATTGTTTTCGAGTTCAATTTCAGACAATCTTGAAGGATCCCCTGAAGTTAATACTCTTGTAATTGCTCTCATCTTGTCGAAGTTTCCAGTAAGCTTGATAAACTCTTTATCAGCATCCTTTTTAACTTGAACTCGTGCATGCTTCTTCAACAAGTCTTTAGCTGGATCGTAGATGTAGAATTTCTTTTCAGAATTACTTCTCATCTCTTCCTCATTTCCTGCAACTTGTCTGTGCTTTTTACACCACTGATAGTGAATGTAGTCCATCACATTTTCCGGCATTCCATTTTCATCTGTTTCAATGTTCAACTCTACTCCTTCGAAAGGAACTTTCAAGTATAAACTTGCCCAGAAGTCTTTGGTCTTCTCTGGCCATTTCTCATGTCCAGGTGGTACATCAATTACTTTTGAGAGAATTTTGTTTTCTTCCTCTCCATCCAATCCTTTGAGTGGCTGACGGTTCACATAAATTGAACCGATTTTGATCTTTGCTCCTGCTCGGATCTCTTTTGGAAGGTGGTTTAATACCTCCAATCTTCTGATAATAACTGTCTTCATTTTGTTTTTGTTCTTTTTGTTTTAGTAAGTATTAGGGGAAAGAATAACCTAATATTTTAAAGCTATAAAGATAAAAAGGAGCAGGCAGTTACCTGCCCCTTTTTTAGTTCAAACCAAACACAAATTACGATGCAATACACTTAAGATCTAAGCTTGTATCGAAACGACGAAGTAAGATACCAGCAGTCTTAAGCATATGAACAGATGCACCGTCTATATCACTAGCACGGCTATCGTTAGCAGTAAATCCTTTTGGAACTACTGAACCAGCAACACACCAACGAAGTAACTCACGACCTTTTTTATTGATCATTTGTAAGTTGTTTTCTCCGTCATAAGTTGATTGGTCAACGAATACCATACGGTAAGATTCAAGTGGAAGGCCTGATACTGGGTGCTTCATAGAAGCTTGAGCAACAGGGCCGTGATCAAACAAGTGAGACTTCACTACGTTTACTGAGTAACCATCAACGTGTTGGTAGCTAGTAAAGTAACCGGTGATTCCCAAGTTACGACCAGATCCAGTGATGAAGTATGGTTGAGTAGTTTGTAGGAAAGCATTAGCACCATAGTAAGACTTAAGAGCTTTGTCAAACTCACGAGCCCCACCAATACCAGTGTAAAGGGTAACTTGCTTGTCTGTAGCATCAGTCATACCATAGAACAAATCTCCAATTGTTTCTTCAAGTTTAGTTTGAGTCAACGTAGAGTAAGTGTCTTTGTTGATGATTTGCTCAAGAAGACCAGGACCTGAAATTACTGGCTGCCCGTTCTCATCCAACATGGTAGAAGTACCATTTGCATCGTGAGTTTTTTGACCGTACCAGTAGTACATTTCACACTCTTCTTTGAACTTCAACATGTGACGGTACTCTTCGTAATCCATCCACAACTTAGTTTTGCTACCTTCTTTCAAAGGAAGTTCGAATTGTGCAACGTAATCTTTAGCATTTCCAGAGAAGTGGTAAGATTTACGGATAGTTCCAATTTTAGAACGAACTAAACCTGGAGCAGTCCAGTTAGAAGCATTTCCACGAGAGAAATCTACACCAACGTTAGCATACAATTGACCCCAAAGAGCACCAGCAGTTACGTCAGCCAAAGGAACGTTAGCAGTGTCAGGAGATACAATTTTCAAAGTATATTTCCATCCAGAACCATCGATAACAGGCTCATCCATAATACGAGCTAGTACACCTGATTGAGAAACAAGAGTGTAAGGGAATACAAACCATTTGTCCGGGAATGTTAAGAAGAACGGAGCTCCACCTGCACCAGCAGCTGCACCCAATCCAACAACAACAGGACGAACGTTAATTTCGTGTGTTTTAACACGGTACTCATACTCAAAACGATCGATAGATTTAGTGTTTCCAACACCTTCTGTTAAGAAAGACAATGGGAACTTTTTCTCTTCACGACCTGCTAAGTGAGTAATAATAGGAGATAACTCCTCTGGACGTTCCATAAGTGCATTAACCAACGAGTTAGTGTCGGTCATTTGACTATCGTTATAGTACGTCTTTAAAACTTGCATTACTGACATGATTCTTAGTTTTTAAAGTTAATTTGCGTTATTTTTCAAACAGCCTCTTTACATCCAGTTGGTCTGGATCAAATGTTTTTATTTTTCCTTTCTCAGCCTTTCCGAAATTCTTTACTCTTTCTTGGTTGCTTTGAATTTTTTGTCTTAAGTTCTGTGCACTTGCTGATTTAACTTTAGTTGAAATGATATCACTCAACTGAAGCTTCTTATACATCAAGTAGTCTAATGCTAATTTTGCATCCATTTCTGCAGAAGCATAGTCAACGTCTCTTTTAGTACGTCCTTGCTTATCTACAGGCTTAGAGATGTAGTCAAAGAATTTTGCCTTTTCACGGTCTGGAATTTTAATCCCAGCAAATTCTTTTCCTTGTTCAATTGTAGCAGCAACACTCTCCCAAAACTCTTCAGTTTGTTGTTGTTGTTGTTTTTGGGCCTCTCTTTGACGGGCTACAATTTCCTCTCTTTCTTTAGCTTGTCCAGCAGCAAGATGTTTTTGGGCATTTAAAGCTCTGTCATACAATTTTCCAGAGTCTTCGTAATCCTCAATCATATCTTTGATGAAATCATCATCATGCCCCTTTTCTCTTAAGTATTCAGTTAAGAATCCTTTCTGAGTTCTAGAGTCGTCTCTGTCAATTTCAATCTGACCATAATCCAATGATGGGTTATAAGTCTGAAAGAATTTGTCAGGGTCTCCACCAGCCAGTACATAGTCAAGGTGCTTTTGCACTGTAGGGAACTGCTCAAACAATGCTTGCAATTGATCCTCTGCAATCTCTTTAGCTACATCTTTAGTGAACTCTGCTAATCCTTCTTCAGTATCAGCATAATCTTTTTCTAATTCGTAACCTAAAGTTTTTGCAATTGAATCAGTGATTGACATTTCACCATCGTCCTCATCGACCTCTTCTTCATCATCAGAGTCATCAAAGACTCCTTTTTTAGAAGAACGTCTGGGAGCTGGTTCATCGTCATCAGCATCATCTTCATCTTCGTTAGTATCTTCGATGTCGTCATCTTGATCTTCAAGATCGTCATCATTTTCAATGTTTTCAGCTTTATCCTCTTTTGGATCAGCTGCCTCAAGACCATCACCAATAAAGTCGTCGAAAGTGATGTCTGAGAAATCTAATTTGTCGTTTGGTTTACTCATATATACAAAGGTATTATTAGTTTTCAATCAAAAAGCATAAATTTTATTTTTATACTTTGCTTTATTATATCACACTCGTCGTTTTCTGCCTACACAAGTGTAACATTTTTTTTCTTTAAATCCTCCAGTTTTTTTACTATAATCTTCTTGACCCTCACTTTGAGTTTCCCATACATTTAAAGCTTGTTGCCATGGAAATGTTTTTATAACAGGCTTCATAGCATCAATCATTGGATCAGCATATCTAAATTTACCAAACTTTCCTAAAGCTGGTACAGCTGAAAACATGCTTAAACCTTGATCTAAAGTTGGCATTGCATTACCAGATGATTTCCAAGAATTATAAGCTTTATTAGCATCGTCATGAGACATTATTCCAGTTGGGTCTGCAAATTCTATTAAAGATCCTATAGGACGGTTAGCTTGTTGATCTTGAGATAAATTTCCAGGCTCTTTATTAGCTTTAGGATCATATGTTTTAAAATTCTGAGTGCCGTAATATGTTTTAAGATTTTCTTTTGTAGGCCCAGGTTGTTGTAAAAATTGTGGTTTATTTCCTCCAAATGTTGGAGCAGCAGTAGACCCTTTAATAGGATCTCCTTCAGTAAACCCTCCAGTTGCAAATATAACTCTGCCCTGATTAGGCCCTGACTGTCCCGATACGATTCCCATTGGGGCATCTTGAGATTGAACTCCAATTGGAGCAGGGGCTTGTGGAAGACTGAACTTAGGGGTAGGAGTTGGGGAACTAGGAACAACAGGCATTTGTGGTTGCATCTGCTGCTGAGGTTGTTGAGGTTGTTGCATCCCAACTTGCTGTGCAGCCATATCAGACATCTGCTGCTGTTGCTGCATTTGCTGTTGTTGCTGAAACTCCCCAATTAAATCTCTGCCTTGGTCGTAATTAGCAAAGACATCCAAGATACTGCCAGGATATCCAACAGCTCTTGCTTTATACAGTAGCTCCTTCCTAGTAGCGTTATCCATAAGATTTATGACAAGAATTTAAGCTTATACTTAGCTGAGTTTAAAGTAGACTTGATAGTATCTAAATCATTAATGATTTCTGAGTAAGTTATAGCATCTTGTAACTTACAAATTTTATCATAAAGTTCTTCGATGTAACTAATTGCTTCTTTAACAGAAGACATTGCTGGAGCACATACATTTGAAGGCATGTCTGCAGGATACTTTGGGATTTCTCCAGTAGCACCTTGATAGCCCTCTGCAATAGAGTCTGCATGTCCTGGTAAAGCATCGTACAAATCATTAAGAGCTTTGTGAGCTGCATATGAGCCTGGGCCCGTAACTGTTAAGTGTAAGATGTGAAACTTAGTTGCTGCATCCATCAATTCTACTACTAAGCCTGGCACGGTTACTTTACCTTTAGCTGAGGCCACTTTGTCCATGTACTTCATTATTCTGTTATTTTAGAATTAGCCTTGATATCTAAATCTCTTTCTTTCAAAGCTATTTCTTGTTGTTTAATTTGGAAATCTTGCATCATCTTCTCTAGATTAGCTTGAGAAGCCTTATCATTTGACTCTGCTCCGATCAATGCCACTTCAATTTGAAGTTGACGATCTTTTTCTTTATCGAGAGCAGCCTGTTGAATAGCTTGTTGTTGCACTTGAATTTTAGCTTGCTCTTGTTGTTGCATAGCTTGATCTTGTGCTTGCTTAAGTTGCTCTTGAGCTTTTTCAGCTTGAACAATTTTATCTTTAATTTGACTCAAGCTATCAGATTCGTACATAGCAATTGCTGCAGAAAGTGGAAGACCGTTTTGAACAGCTGCTTGAGCCAATCCTTCAATCTTCTGTTTCTTATCAATGTCTTTACCTGCATCAGATACAAAGATTCCATACTCACTTTCCATGTGAGTAATTGGGTCAATGTCAAGCTCATCAAATGAACCGTCAGGCATTACGTACGTAGCTTTTTTACCATTAAGCCAAGCTTCCTTCGAATAGTCCAGAAGACCTTGTAACTCTCTTTGCTCGAAGTTAGAGAATTTACGGAAGATATCTTCAGTAATGTGAGAAGATTGAACAATGGATTGCTGGGATGTGGCTTTTCCTTCATATGTCCCCATTTGCCCTTGTCTCTGTCTAGTTACCCCGGAAAGTTTTTCCCATTCTAACATGATAGATTCAAGGAGAGTTAAGTATTGTGATATTGTCTTGATAGACATATCTAATACTGACTGATGTTGAGGAGACAACTGGATGCCTTCTTTGTTGTAGTCCACCCAAGCAATACCTGTACCTTCTACATAGTGCATGAACTTATCCATGTCCCAATTCTTAGGGATCATGTTAATATCAAACTGAGCAATGATGTCTTTACTTCGAGCAATTGCTAGCTCAAGACGGTACTTGTAAATATTATAGTTAAGTTGGTATGGTATTCCAAGACTTATCAATGATACGTTCTGAGAGTTAATGTCAGAATACTTTCTTCCGTTAATTGGAAGTTTGCAAATTGATGGATTGTCTAAACTGTTTCTTTGGTTAACATACGGTCTCATCTTAATGTAGTAAAGACCATCGATACGTGTACCCTCCCAAACTTCGTTAACCCATTCCCATTCCATCTTAGCCCCAAGATCTTTTAACTCTTTTGGCATTTTGTAATCTTCTTCTACATCAAATGTTTCTTGATTACCAGTGTTTGGGTCATCGTAAACTACAAATCCAACTCTTTTTCTTGATTTCCAATATACTGTTACAACTTCTACAAGTCGGTTACGGTAAATATTGTCATCGGCTCCAGCTGCTTCTGCACGGTAAAGTAAGTAAGCTTGTGCTGCTGTATGTGTAGGAGTCTCTAACTGTAAGATTTGATCATCAGTTAAAAAGTCCCCAAGATTGTCAATGATTGTAGATGCATGTGCATACTTTCTAAGAATAGCCCAGTCTCCATCTTCTACGAAGTCGATGTCTGGATCTTTATCAAAGTCAACATCTAATGGGTTGATTACTTCGTAGAAAGGTTCGTTACGTCTTACTCCTTTGTGTGAATAACATTCCCCAGTCACTAAGAAGTGAAAGAATTGCTTTTGAAGTTTGTCGTAAAATTCTGTGAAGTACATTATGTAGTTAAGAGCTGCTTGCCCTCTGATTGCTCTGCCATCTACATAACTTCTATTAAATTCTTCTTGAATTTGTTTTGGGAGTGGTGGCTCTTCAGCTTCCATTCCTTCAGGAAGTTGCCCTTGCTTAGCTAATTCACTTAAGAACTTAGCTTTAATATTTGTAAGCATTAAGTTTTTAAGAGTCTCCTCTTTAATGCTAACTGAATCTGAATTCTGTACAGTAACTGTAAACTCTAATGGACGTTTAGATTTCTCCCCTAATAGAAGATCGATTACAGGTTTAATGATTGGGTAGTTACGAAGCTTTGACGGGAAATTCTTTCTAGTTTTTCCATAAGGTTTAAGTACGTAGTTGTAATCCTCTTCATCGATTACACCGTTATAGTAGTCATACAATGATTTCAAATATGTACGACGTTCACTGATACCAAACTTAGAAAGATTGATAAAAGCATCTACACAGTTCTTCTGCCATTGCTCATTTTTTTGAGACAGTGGAATTCGTTGTTTGGGGATATGGGCTTGTCCGTACATTAATACAAAATTAGCTTCGTTTTACTTACGGCTATAAAGATAATGCTTTTTCTGCTATTATTTATTATATCTCACTCAGTATTAGCCGTAATTTTTATCAAACCAGTCATTCTTTGAGTTGTCATGGTCATCAAACTTGAGCTCCTTATTATATAGCTCTCGTGTGTGATACATCCCAATCATGAAGGCCATGGCTCGGTCAAAGTTGCCTTGTCTGTTAAATTTAATCAATTCTAAAAGTAGTGCTGGGTCATAAATCTTGTGCATATTCAAGGTTATATCACCATCCTCGTTGGCACCTCTACCACTAACTAACCAGTCTCTGATATACAATTCTCCTTGAGCTTTTCTTTGCTCAGTCATGTGCATACCATACTGTCGTTTTACCGTCTTACTTCTAAGATCTCTTTTATCCAGCATTTCGAATTCCTCTTGAAGTACATGCATTTTTCTAAATCGTTTGGCATAGGCAATAACCTCACCTCGGTCATTTTCAAACCCGATTTTAGCATTGTAGTATTCAGCCAACATAAATAGATTTCTATTGTAGTCATCTTGGGTCTGAGGTCTTCCGACATACGAAGCCACAATGATATCGTCAGGCTTAGAAATGTTGTTCGGAACTTTAATAACATATGCTGCACCAAGAGATGTAGCTGATGCAGATTTTCCTTGGGCATACGGGTCATGGCATACTATGTATAGATTCTTTGGGGTGATGTCTTCAATATCTGTTTTAAATGGAGGTTCATAGACTACTACGGCCCCAGTTAAGTTATCGTCTTTTCTGTGTGGGAATTTAACGATAGGTTTAAGGTTAAAGTCAGGTCTGAAGTTAACTTTACCTTTACTATCGTAGTACATTTCTCCGGCCACTCCGATCTTTTGCAAATCGTTAGCAATTACTCTGTTGTACTGTTCTTTCAAAGATGATACGTCAAAAGTATTTGCAGTAACTTGAAGAGTTGCCTCCTGTGGGGTAAACGGCATCTCAGCTATGTATTGGTCAAAAGCTTTTGGGTCATTACCTTTCTTTTTCTTTTCTCTTTGACTTTCTTCGTAAGCAATTGCTTCATCAACTAAACTGTTTCCGTCTGGGTCAATGAAACCATCTAAATTTTTGTAGATAGGGACAAAATAACCACAATGTGTTCCCATGGCCCCAGCATCCCAATCGTTTTCAAACGGTAAACAGTCATAAGCTTCAGGGTGATAGAACAATTCTTCCATACCTTCAAAGCCTGGACCTTCTTCTCCACCTGTTCCAAAGGCAACCATTGTTCCAAGTGTTTTTGAACCTTGTCTCATTGTAGGCATTGCTACCTCCCAAGCTTTTAAAAGTCCTGCAAAAGATCCTGCTTCTTCAAAGAAGATTAGTTCACCTGCTTTACCACGGATTTTGTCTGGGTCATCTTTTAATGATACCCCGATTATTTGTGATTTAAAACCAAGAGTTACATCGGCCCCATTTACATTCTTTTTGTACCCAGATTGCTTGTGCATCTCTCGGTCAATCAATCGTGGTTGGCTCCAAGCTGTGTTATCATCTACAAATGATACAATGTCCCAAGCTTTTGAGAGCATTCCATCCCCAATCAAATATTGCTTGTCAGAAGCAAATACAAAATTCTTAGAATTCCTAATATGGAAGTAGTTACGGCAAAGCATAGCTGCAGCTTTGTAGGAGAATCCTTTTCGACGAGCTTTGAGAACCACAAGATGTTTGTTTTCTTTACGTGCTTTGTCAACAGCGTTAAAGTATTCGTAGTCACCATCGTAGAATGCTGGAAAGCTTCGGTCACGACGTGACATGATTTCTCCATCAGGTTGTACTTCATCTATAATTCTATCTATTGGACAATAATTTAAGTAAAAGTAATGAAACCCAGAGATTTTTACCCCATTAATTTCATACCCTTGCATGCACCTAAGTTGCTCTGTATCCCAATATTCATAATACTGTTTTGTACCAGGGAGAGCAGCTGTATAGTAGCCGTATTCAATGTAATGAGCAGCGGCCGGTGCAAATAAATGTGTGTCTTTAAGTTTACTCACTGTACTTGTTGGTTTTTACTCCTGCTCTGTTTGGATTATCCTTAGCTTGTTGCTTTTGAACTAGTTCTTCTAGTCTATCTAAGCCTTCTACAACCTCCCCAATCTTAGACAAGTTAGCAACTAAGTCTTTTGCTTGGTAAAGAAGTTTGCCATTATCATCCATTGCAGTTAAGTCAATGTTTTGAAAGTATTTCTCAAGCTTGTTTACTGAAGACCTAGCTGCTTTCAATAGTTTTATACCATGAGTTTCTGATAACTCTTGATATTTCTTTACGGCCCCTGCTAATTTCGGATTGACTTTTACTTTTAAGTCTTCTTCTAACTTTGCTTGACGTTCTTCATCGTCATATGCAGAGTAACTAGATCTATGATCAGCATAAAAGAAGACAAAGCTCAGCTCTTTGATTGTAAGTTTTTCAAATTCTGGGATGGTCAAAGCATACACTGATGGTATGACTACGTTGTTATTTACCGTTAGCAAGTCTTTCATTCTTTCTTCTTTTTAGTTCGTTTATGTGAGCAATTCTAGACTTCTTTGCATGAAATTTTCCAAAATATGGGAGTCTAATAGCCTCAAAATCACCAAGCTTCATAATCTTAGCAGCATACTTGAATTGATGGTAAACTATATCTTCTACTTTTGTAAGAGGAAGATTATATTTAGTTGCCAGTTTCTGGATTATCGTCTTTTCTTTCATTCTTCAATTTTAAAGGTTTTCCACTCTCCCCAATTTTAATCCTTGGCCATCTTGATGGTTTGTCTGGGCAGACTTGAGATTCCCATGAACCTTTAGATTCTACCCAACACCCACAAAGAGTGCATCTTCCGTCACCTTTATCATCTATCATTAAGTTTGGGCATGTGTTGCATGCATCCATTCTTTCTAAAAATTGCTCCTGAGATACTGGCTTCATTCCAGTAGCTGCATGCTTGATAACTGCTGTTGTAAAATTAGCAAGCATTTTAAGTCTTGAGGGTAATTTACTCATTTGGAACTTCTGTTAGTTGCAGTAATAATACGTTTCCTTTTCCATCTTGCACAACTGACAAGCATACATCAGCCATATACAAATATGTGATTACTTTGTCTGTGTTAAAGGCTATCATTGTGGGGTACTGTTAATTTGCACCTGTTCTTTCTTAAGCAGTGGAGCCAAGGCATAGCCGTTAGCTGTCTGTACAATAGCTTTCTTATCCTTCAATCTTTTAACGTAATTGTTCAACGTGTTGTGATCCTTGATCTCCATGATATCTGCTACCTTCTTTTTGTTAGTAGGGGAGCATAGGTTTACAGTCTCACTGTTGTCAATTAGATTAGCTAGAACTCTGAGTTCTGTATCAGTCAGTTCTAAAATCCCGTTAAACACTTGGAGGAATTTAAGAGTGTTGTTTGTTTTGATATTAATCTTCCTCATCTTCGATAGGTTTATCGTTATTTAAAAGTTCGATCTTAGCTCGACCATCAACAATTCGAACTTTACATGTGGTAGAGTATGAGTTGAATTCTTCTAGATGCTCATCGATATTTTCTCGTGTAATCAAGAAAGTCAAGAATACTTCAAGCTCTTTTGCAGCTTTCAGTATTCCTGTTCTTTCTAACTTTCCCGATGTTGCATTTAGTTTCAATAACTCATAGTCATCTATGGTCATTGTAACTGTTCCTGTCATTTTACTATTCCTAAAACTGCCATTGATTCATTGACCATAACGTACTCAGAGTCGTTAATTTCAATTACAACTCCCTCACTTGATGGGTGGATGTAAACAACATCTCCAACTTTGCATTTGCAATCTGGGCCAGCTGCTAGTACAGGAAGTACGTTAGAACGAAGTGCTGATGCTGATCTATCTGATAAGATGATACCTGCATCTGTTACTTTTTTGTCCGGTTTTGGGACTACCAACCAATCTCTTGTTGGTTCAAAATTTAGATTTTCCATTTGTTATTTAGTTTGCTTGATGCAAATATAACAAAGGATCTTATATAAGCAAATCTTTTATTTAAAAATTGCAACTATAGTAGTAGCAAGGAATACAGAAGTAGTCAATACAAATACTCCTGTTGAGATCTTGTATGTAGACAAATCTTTTTGAGTAGTAGTAAGTTCTGCATTCAAATTGTCTACATCTAGCTGTAAGGTCCCAATTCTTTCAAGGTTTATTTCATTGGAATATGCACATTTAACATATGAGTCAGTTAACGTCTTGATAGCCAAGTCTTTATCAGCCAATCTTATTTCATAAGAATTAACATTGTTGTTTAAAAGAATTTCACTTTTCTTACAAGCATCTAAGTCTACCATTGCTTTTAGCAATGTTTCTTCTTGTTTACTTGTAAAGAATACCCCGGCCTGGCCGCTGTAATTAATTCTTTGGGGAGTAAGTTGCCCATAGCTGATCACGTTCATTGTTATCAGCACTAGAAATACGACCAATGACTTCATCTCTGTCTTTTTTTATGTTAATGATTAAGTGTGCATTTGCAAGTATCTTGTATTTGTTGATACTATCGTGAAAAGCTAGGCTATCTACAGTGTGCATTGTCTGTATTGAGTCAATTTTGAGCTCATACAGATCTGCAATTACTTTTACTCTAGCATCTGCTTTTGCTTTAGCTTCTTTGCTAGCCTGTAATTGAGAAACTAATCCGATTACTAAGGCTGTTAATACAGCACAAGCCATAAATAACACTCCTTGCCAAGAGACTATTTTATCCTTCTGATTGCTCATTTTGTTTTGGTTTTCCGAATACCTTTGATACGTTTTCTACGGCCGTGAACCCCATTCCTGCTCCAGCTAATATCAACAATCCGTCGTAAATAAACTCAGGACATACATAAATTGTAAACGTAGATACGTGTGCAATGATTATGCATGTTAAAAGAGCTAGGGCTGACCCAACTCTTTTAAAACTTGCATCTCCTTCAGCAGAGAATATAGATCTTATCCACTTTTTCATTAGAATTCTCTAAGTAAGGTGTAAGTAAATGTTTTTCTTCCTGACATTTCACAAGAACTAATCAAAGTTTTGAACTGTTCGGGATCATTTAACACTTGACACCCAGCACTACATCTATCAATAAAGTTAGATATAGCCGATGCATTGGCTCTGTGGATGTTTATCCCAAATAAACCAGTTTGTTCTACTTTAGTTTCTTCAGCAACGTCATCTTTATCACCATCACGATATACAGTTACAGGTTTACGTTGTACCAAAGCTTTATATTTACCTTGGTGTAAACCTAATTGGTAAGTGTCGACATATTGTCCTGGTTTCAATACTGCTGTGCCTTTAGGATTTAGCAAATTTTTTAACCAGTGTGTACCAGGGTTAGTTGTGCATGTAAATACATACATTATTGGTCCTTTAATCAAGTAGATGTGATCATCAAACTTGTTCTTTTCGTTAGCTGCAGACCTTGTTCCAATGATATGGAAGGCTGGCCACTCATAACCAAGTTCTTTGAACTTAGTTTCTAGTTCTACGTAAGAGTATTTTTTCATAATTTATTGTTTACCAAAATAGTAATGTTCTGAACAATTCATTTCCGTTATTTCTGGCTATGTAAAGATACTTAAGACCATCTTCAGTTTTAATTACCTCCATTCTGTTTCCTAAGAATGTAGAACCCATACCGTAAGGAATAGTACCAGAGTTAACCATTTCTCGTTTAACCATGTCAAAGTAGTAAATACGTCCAGTTTGATTTTGTTGAACATAAATTCTATCTCCACCATCGTATGCCCACATACTACCGTTAGAAAAAGTTTCACCTTGCCCTGATATTGAGATATTAAAGTCATATCTACCTGTAGTAATGTTAAACATATTTACGTTTGTTGTAGAACTACCTCTTGCTGTAAACAAATATTTGTGGTTTCCATTTCCCCACATCCATCTTGCAGTCATTCCTATACCAAATGCTGGTATTCCATAAATAACATAATTAGTGGTAGAATCAATAGCAGCCCCAGTAGCCGCGAAATTTAATGTAGTTGCTGTATTAGAAGTTATTGTAGCTTCGTTAGATACACTAGAACCTCCTATAAATCTAACACGTTTACCTACCCATTGGTTTGTTACCCAGTTCTTTCCAGTATCTACAAGAGTAGTTGTAGAACCTGAAGTTGCTGTCCCAAAACTATCCATTATTGCATAACGAGTAGTAGTGTCTGGGGTAAATGTAGCGGCAGCAAATGTAATGGTGTTATTATTATTTGCCGTAATTACAAGTTCGTTTCCAAGACCTGTACCTGCTGTAATTCTTACAACATGACCTACCAATGTTCCTCTAATCCAGTTCTTAGTTGTGTCTGTAATAGAGGTTGTACTTCCACTTGTTGGATATCCGTATGCTGATTGATTATCTGCCCAAAACTTATTATCTCTTCCAAATGTAGAAGGATCCATGATACAGTATCTAGTAGTACCATTTCCTGCAGGAGTAAATGCTGTGTATGCAGGGACTGTAATAGTAGTAGCTGTATTAGAAGTAATTCTTCTTATTTGTGTAGTTGGAGTTACTGATGTTCCTGTTAAAATTAATAGGAATTTACCTGTATGCTCGTTAACATCCCAGTTTTTTGTTGAGTCTACAATAAGAGATGTAGTGGTTGTAAAGGTAGATGTAAGAGATGCTGTAGCTGTACTAGCTATGGTAAATTGGTTTGAGCTATCTACTGATAAAATTGTGTAAGTTCCATTCCACCCTGCAACAGCAGAGCCTGCTACAGTTATGCTATCCCCTATTTTTAAAAAGTGATTAATAGCTGTTGTAACTAAACCAGTTCTTCCAATAGAAGTTACATTTATTGTGCAACCTGATCCCACACCTGATACAGTAGTTGTTGCAGTACCTGTTGATGTAGCATACCCCGAACCGTTGTTTTTAAATGTCACTCCAGTTACTCCACCTGCTGTATTAGTAGAGGTTACATATAGACGGCAGTTTACACCACCTCCTGATACTTGTATAATATCGTTAACAGCATAGTTAGAACCTGCTGCATTTACAGCAACTGTTAATACTGAACCCGTTCCATTGTCTACAGCGGTACTAATTGCTAAAGGCACATCTCCATTTTTAGTTATAGATGCATTAGTAGCAACACTGTAATCTGAGTTAGGAGATGAAATCCATAAGTCTGCTTCCATATCGTAAGCAAATGTTGCAGATTGACCATTTCCTGTAAAGTAAATAAAGTCTGTATTAGGCCAAATTTCGTAGGTAGTAGTAGCATCCGGGGTTACACTCCATTTAGCATCTACTTCAAATGTATTATTTATGTTAGATGTGATTCTTCTTCTTTGTCCTGCCCCTGTACCACCTGTAGTTCTAATTTGATAGTTACGGTATTGGTCATTAGTTAAAGAAAGAGTAGAGTCTGTAAGTCTTCTATTTGTAGCAGAAGTAGCAGTACTAGAAATGTATGGATTTTCAACTTCATCAATTGGGGTAATAGATATATCTGTACCTAGTGCTGTGCCAAATAGTGAGCTGTTCATTGTTTTTTGATACCAAGTATCAGTTAAAACATCATACATCTGCCATGTAAAAAATGGAGCTGATGTTACAGAGGATATTACCCATATTACACCAGACATAACCATAAATCTACTGTCTGTAGTAGCAGCTGTAACTAAAGGTGTGTCAAAAGTTACAGTTTGAGAAGCTAGTTCATATGTAGAAAAAGAACCTGTAGAAAATCCTCCTATAAAACCTTGGTTATCCCAAGGCTCAATTGCAGTGTAGTTACCATCATTAAAAAATAATGTATCTACCGTATTGTAGATAACCGTTCTTTGAAAAGTAGCATTAGTGTTAAATGTAATTCTACAAGTATATCCAACCCATTGGTTTACCTGCCATCTTTTATTAGTATCTATTAATGTAGTAGTAGTACCACCTGTCTGCACCCCAGATTCAATAGTAACAGGATCAGTAGCTGATGCAATAGTTCTAGTTTGTTCTGCTCCAGGCCCAGCTGTAATTCTAATCTTTTGACCAACTAGTTTAGCTCCAGAAATAAGAGATGGGATAGTTATGCTACTAGTTCCACCTGCTAGTACTCTACCTCTATTTCCTTGAGATTTAGAGTAAGCCATTGAGGCATTGTTAGATGTAGTATAGTAAGCAGGGGCAACTAATCCTGACCAGGTGTCACTCCATGTATCATATTTATAAAATGCACTTGGATGTTCAAAATAAATATATCTATCTGATCCATCAATAGCTGTAGTAAAGGCTTGGGCAGCATTATTAAAAGTTTGAATGCTAAATCTCATCCATTCCCATACAGGAAGATCAATTTGCTTTTTAAGATTGTTAGTAATTGGCATATTAAGTTAATTTTGCTCGGATACCTGTGTTATAAGATACTCTTGCCCAGTCTATTATTGGAAATCTTGCATCAACGCTAGCAAATGTTGCAGGGTTTGTTGGTAAAGTAATACCAACAGCTTCTACATTCACCTTTTGTCTATTGTTAACATCCTGTGTAGCTAAAGGCTCAAGAAGTTTTGCAATTCTTCTAAGTAAAATTACAGACTCATCCGAAGCCGCATTTGTATTAGCATCTTCATAAAATATTTGCAGGTCATCAGTAGCTGACATCCCTGTTGTATCCACTGAAGCATTTAAATGTACTACATTCCCTGTGATAGTTACAACCTGTGTTGCTTTTGCAAAGTTGTAGATCATTGCTCCGACAGTTACATTGGTAATCAATAGCAATGAGGCATGGTTAAGAGTTGTATACTCATTAAACGTGACCGTTTTAGCTATTGGATTGAATGTATAATTGTCTACAAGTAATTTCATATGTACAAATATATTACAAAGCTACGGCATAAGCTATCATTAATGGTTCTAAGTCCTCAGTTCTTACTGATATACTTGTTATACCATCTTTTCCAGTAGAGATTGTTACCCCGGTACCCCCTTGAAGAAGGTCGGAGATGTATTGAAAGCTAAAGGTTTTTGGACGATTGAACTTAGATAGAGAAACGAGGACTTGGTTATCTCTTACATTATCAACCCTATCACGGTCACCACCAGACTCATCAAAGTCAGCTAACTGTCTAAGAGTTAGATCTGACTTGATGGGTTTAGCAGTAAGTTTACTAGGGTTGTAAGTATCCATTTTGTTTAACGAATTTTATCCACTTCTAAGCTGATAGACGCAATTGCTGGGTAAGGGTTTGCAGCAACAGATGCGCTACACTGCAACTGGTTAGGAGTACCAGCTGTGTTACCAGCAAACATTAAACGTACACTGTCTCCAGCATTAAGAGTTAAGTGAGCATGCACATTTAAAACAACTAATTGATTTGTAACTGCTAATGATTCTGAATTAGCAGATCCATCTACTGCATTTACAAAAGCTGCTCCATTAACAGCATACCAAGCAGTCATAGTTCCTTCGTGAGTTGTGTTATTTTTGAAGAATTGCATGGCAGCGTCAAAGCTGTAAGTACCTGCTGCAGAAACTGTTACAGATAAAGCATCTCCTGCAAGAGTAACTCCATTAGAGTGGCCTGCTACTCCAAGGTTAGCATTAATAGCAGTATTGTTTGCAGCAATAGCTTGAGTTAAAAAGCTTGAAAAAGATCCTCCAATATTAATGTCGTTTGCAAGTTCATTAATATGACGAATGTATGCAGGTTGTTTTTCAACTAATCCCAAAGGGATGTTATCTACAGAGTAATTTTGAGGGGTTATAAGAATAGCCATTTTATTTTTAGTTAAGTTTAGTTCTAGCTTGTATATACAAATGTGACTTCTCTTGTTCTGCAGCCATTACAGCCATTATCCCTCGAAGCTCTTCATAAGTAAATTGAAGAACAAGGTCATCATCAGAGTTTAGTATCTGAATGACATTCTCATCAATATACACTAGAGCTTGCTCGGCCTCCTCTTCTGTTTTAGTGAAAGGTGGTTGGTATACTCCAGTCTTGAGGTAAGTTGGCATTTGAAATCAATTTGTTATCAAAGATAATCAAATTCTTAGACATAGTTATCCCCTTGGTGATTTTTCTGTTTCAAATTAGCCTTCAAGTATTGCCGTCTTTAGCCTTCGGAGGAACATTTCTGTCAGCCTATAGTTTTAACCCTCCCCAATACTCTATACCAATTCCATTTTTGCAACTATCGGGGACAACTTTTTCTAACTATGTTGAAAGAAATAGAACCCGACTTCTGACCCCCTACTTTGGTTACCTCAGGGGTGATCGTTTAGCATTACGGTTGCAGTGCAAATATAGTAAATTGATTAGCCTTGTCCTACTGAAATCTTCTTGTATAGCTTAGAAGTTTTCAACTTAGAACTTTTAGTCTTTGCATGAATTCCTGGTCTCTTGACTTTTGGTTTCGGATTGAAGCTAGTAGTATTTGTTTGCTTAGCCATTTGATCTTAGTGCTTTTCTAATGTGATTCTAAATGAGTGACTGTACAAATATATACTTAAGTACAATTCCCACCAAAGTTTATTTTCTGGACGTACAAATTTGAAGTCAATCCCAATTCTTTGAGTAAGCTTCATCTTTCTTTTTGTTGCTCTGAATTTCATAGAGGTTTCGTTTATTTCGTTTAGCTCCCACAGTAAAGACAATCCTCATTATCGTCATCATAGAATCCATTTACGATCTTTTGACACTCTTCATTTATTTGAGCATCATCCCAATCGGGGTTCTTCATCTTAACTTGTACTCTTAGAAATTGGTATTGCTCTAAACTATTCATGGTAACAAATATACGTACAAAATTGTTACAAGGTTACAACGTGTTTTATAAAGGATAAGATGCTGAGATTTTTGTACCCTAAAGGGACATTATACTTAAATCACATTATAGTGTGAATAAATTTGTTTATTTGTACGATATTTCATACCTTTGTATTAAATATAATACATTAAGTTATGAAGAATATAATCTACGGACTACGAGATCCAAGAAACGATGTCTACCAGTACATAGGCAAAAGTACAGTAGGTGAGCAAAGACCTTTACAACACTTAACTCAATCACACTCTACTCAAGTTAACGAGTGGGTAAAAATGCTAGCGGAAAATTGGCTATACCCCAAAATAGATATCATAGAAGAGGTAGAGAATCTTGATGACCTAGCAGTTAGAGAAAAATACTGGATAGGTTATTACCATG